TATGACAGCCTGTACGAGACTGCGGAGCCTGGCTCTATTCCTCAAGCCATTCTTGTGCTTGGCGACTACCAGTACAAGGCAGCGTTTGCAGCCGACCATGAGATCAATCTCACAGCGTGTCTTGTGCAGTTGATGATGGAGGTCAAGTTCAAGTGAGAAATCCTTATAAATTGATTCTCTCTAATGCTAAAGGTGCCCAACATGGATGGAATGCAAAACATCAAAAGGTGGGAATAAATCGCAGGGTGAAAGAATTTACTATTACTTGGAAAGATGTTCAGCGAGTTTTCATAGAGCAAAATGGAAAGAGCAAATGGCTGGGTATTCCTATTGATGCTAATGATGTGTTTAGGAAACATTATCCTCTAGCACCAAGTTTAGATCGTTTGGATAACGATAAAGATTATACTCCAGACAATATCTGTATTAGCACACGGTTTGAAAACTACGGATTCAACCAATGTGATGAGAGTGTAAAAAGAGAATGTGTTGAGAAAATTGTGGAGTGTAAGTTCAAAGGGACACTATTTGATTTTCTTAAGTGAGGAATCTTTATGACCTATGGACTACCTGATTATTTGAATGCCATCAATGTAAACAAGGAACCGCTCTTGGACGAGAGCGAGTCATATACAAAGCAGTCGTATCCCCCGTTCGTGGTGACGCGCTGCTTGTCGTATTTCCCTGACACACTGTTCGCCGCGAACGAGATGAACATCCGCCCCCACTTGGATTCAAAAATGCACTTTGACTTCCTGCGGGGTGCAGTGCGTCCTCGCAAGCGGTTCTCCAAGTGGCTGAAGCGGGAGGAAGACACCCGCGTAGCCGCTCTTGTGGAGTACTACAGCATCTCCACGCGGAAGGCGCGGGAAGCACTGTCCGTGCTGTCTGAAGGCGATGTGGAGGAGATTCTGGCGGCTGTGGACAAAGGTGGAAAGCGGCGTTGATCTAAATAGTTCCGTGTCGGTTCAATATTTGGGAGTGAACGCAACATGGAACAAAACGAACGCTACATTGACCTTGAGACAACCGATCTGCTTGAGGTCACGCTACAGAAACCTGATGACTTCTTGAAAGTCCGTGAAACGCTGACCCGCATTGGCGTATCGTCCCGAGCCGAAAAGAAATTGTGGCAGTCCTGCCATATTCTCCACAAGAAGGGCAAGTACTACATTGTCCATTTCAAGGAGATGTTTGCGCTTGACGATCTGCCCACCTCCATCAACACCGAAGACACTGGACGGCGCAACACCATCGCGTGTCTGCTTGAGGAGTGGGGCTTGGTGAAGATTGTGGACAAGACAAAGATCACGGACAAGGTTCCGCTGAACAAAATAAAGATACTGCCGTTCAAGGAGAAGGGGGAGTGGGAACTCTGCCCTAAATACCACATAGGACGGTCAAAGAAAAACATCAAACCCGAAGAGTGAACAACGGAGATACATTATGAAACTAGTGATCAAGTTCCCCACCCGCAATCGTCCCGACAAGTTCAAGGCTGTGTTTACACGCTATCTCACCTTCCTTAGTGGACGGCATGATGTGCGTTTCATCGTCACGATGGACGAAGACGACCCCACGATGAACACCCCCGAGATGAAGCAGTGGCTCTCTACCCGCGCACAGAACGCGCAGATTGAGTGCTTCTATGGACACTCCAAGAGCAAGATAGAGGCTTGCAACGCGAACCTAGAGGGCGTGGACGGCGATGTGTTGCTGCTTGCGTCTGATGACATGGTTCCCGTGCAGATGGGATATGATGACATCATTGCCAAGTGCTACGAGCAGGCTTTCCCTGACTACGATGGCGCAATCAAGTTCTGGGATGGACTGCGCCCAAAAGAAGACCCGCTGATGACCTTGACAGTCATGGGATTCCCCCTGTATAAGCGGTTCGGCTACATCTACAACCCCGAATACAAGTCCCTGTACTGCGACAACGAACAGACACAGGTGTGCATGGCGTTGGGTAAACTGCGCCGCTGTGACCTGTGTATCATTCAGCACCAGTGGACGAATGAGCCGTTTGATACTCTCCACGCTCGTAACGAGAATGCGGAAATGTATGGAGTAGACGGTGAAACCTTCAAGCGACGAGCCGCAAACAAGTTTGACATGGAGAGGATGTTCAATGTCGCAACTGCTTGAACACTATTGGCAAGACTCCATGTTTGGAGAGGGATATTTCACCTATCCGAACCTATACTCCTATGTTGTTCGTAAATTTCCCACGGACTCCCATTTTGTTGAAGTTGGTTGCTGGAAAGGACGATCTGCGGCTTACATGGCGGTGGAGATAAACAATTCCGAAAAGAACATCAAGTTTGATTGCGTAGACACATGGAACGGAAGCGTCACGGAGGACGCTCATCAAAATGATCAATCCGTAAAGTCTGGCACACTATACGATAAGTTCATGTCAAATACAGAACGAGTAAAGCACATCATAACCACAATTCGTGGTGATTCGGTTTCTGTCGCCAGTAAATACGCAGACGATTCGCTTGATTTTGTATTCATAGACGGCGATCACCGTTATGAATATGTTAAAGCAGACATTGAAGCCTGGCTGCCAAAGATGAAGTCGGGAAGCGTGTTGGCGGGTCACGATTACGGATGGTGTGAAGATGTTCGTAGAGCAGTCCATGAAGTTTTGGGAGAAGGCACAGATTCATATACAGATCGTTATGGAATAGGTTACAAGTCATACGATGATCCTTGGAGCGAAGGCTGCTGGATCATAAACATTGATTGAGGAAAATTATGCCAGTACCAGCAAGTGAAATCAAGTTCAGCATTCTGATTCTGTCCATCCCGTCACGCTTTGAGTCGCTGAAGGCGGCGGTCAATCACCTACAAGAACAAGCCGATGCCACAGGGCAGGGCAAGTCCGTTGAGATTCTTGTGTTGCTTGACAACAAGTCCAAGAGCATTTCCGAGAAGCGCAATGACCTCCTGCAAATGGCGCGTGGAAAGTATATCGCGTTCTTGGATGACGATGATGCCGTGAGCAAAGACTACATGAGCGCGATTCTCAAGGCTATTGATGAACACGATGTGGACTGCATCTCGTTTAATCAGTGGTGCAGCCTTGACGGTGAACCGATGGATGTAGAGTTCGGTATTGGCAATCCACACGGACAGTTGTGGAGGGACGAAGACGGCTTTCTTGGCGACATCAAGCGTCCACCTTACCATATGTGCCTGTGGCGGCGAGATATTGCGGTGAGCGAGGGTTTCAATCCTGTGTATGGAGCCAACGGGCAGTCCACGGAAGACATTGACTGGCTCATGCGTCTGTATCCAAAGATTCAGACCGAGCATCACATCCCCGATGCCCTGCATGGCTATATTTACAACTCAAAAACCACGGAATCACTTGTTCCGCAGGATCAGCAGTGAAGGTAATTTCGTATAGCCTGTGGGGAGATAAGCCCACATATACGGTCGGTGCGGTTCGGAATGCTGATCTAGCAGCACAATTGTTCCCTGATTGGACTTGTGTGTTCTACTGCTTTCAGTCCGTTCCCGCAGAAATAATCGCGCAGTTGGAATCTCGTCCGAATGTGCTTGTTCGGCGGGTGGAAGGCGATTACAATACCGCAGACAGCCGTGGTATGTTCCACCGTTTCCTTCCTGCTGATGAAGAGGGCGTAGAGTACATGATGAGCCGCGATACAGATTCCCGTCTGTCGGAGCGTGAGCGGCTGGCTGTGGACGCTTGGCTTGCCAGTGGCGCGGATCTCCATGTGATGCGCGACCATCCGTATCACGGCGTACCCATGCTTGGCGGTATGTGGGGAGTGAAGGGCGGCAAACTGAAGGGGATTGCCCGTGATATGGAAGAGTTTCAGCCGAGTAGCGACAAGGGACAGGACCAGTCGTTCCTGTGGGAATGTGTTTGGGGCAAGGTAAAGGACGGTGAACTGGCGGTCTGCGTTCACGATCCGTTCTTCCAAAAGTCTCCATTCCCCGATGGGGCAAAGCGCGGCGAAGAGAACGGTGGCGTATGGTTTGTCGGTCAGGTGTTTGATGAAAACGACAAGTACAATAGCCAAAGTGATTTGGACATGGTGAAAGGACAGCCGTGATGAATAGAACACTTTTTGTCCATCATCACTTAGGAATGGGCGATCACATAATCTGCAATGGACTGATACGGTCTTTGATTGGAAACAGTTCTGTATTTCAGTCTGTTGCTGTTTTTGCCAAAGAAAGAAACTCCAAGAGAGTGCAGAGAATGTTTGACGATGATCCACGAATCATGGTCATTTCTATTCCATCCGATGTAAATGAGATTCTTTATGCGAATGCGGTTGTAGAGCAGTACAAGATATGCGATTTCATCCGTTGTGGTTTTGGAATGGGACAGAATTTAGAAAGCATGGGGATGGTTTCTAATTTTGACGAAGGGTTCTATGCGTGTGCTGGAATTCCTTTTGATCATAGGTGGACTCACTTCCGTCTTCGTAGAAATCGTGAATCTGAACAAGAGGCATTGAAGCGGTTGAATCCAACAGGACAGCCTTTTGTGTTTGTACACGACGATCCCTCAAGGGGATTTATTTTGAATCCCGAGACACCAAAGGAACTTGCCGTGATCAAGAATGATCCGTCAATTGATATGTTTGATATGATTTCTCTTTTGGAAAACGCATCAGAAATCCATTGTATGGAAAGTTCTTTTAGGTGTCTTATAGAACACATTGACACGATTGTTTGCCCTCTGTATCTACATACATCAGTCAGAGCAGACATGAATGGAAATTTCTTGCTGTCAACTAGCAAACGAAATTGGATACGGTCTTAAGTTCAGAAAACTCTTTACAATGATGTGAAACAGAAAGGTAATTTATGAGTATTGATATTGCATCCGTGATTGAAACTGCATTGTCTGAAAAAATTCGTCAGACCCTTGACCAAAAGTATGTCCCCGAACTACCAGACGATCTGATCGCCACAGATAATCTTGGCGAGGTCATAGAGAAGTTGTGCATTCTTCACATCAGAACTTGGTTTTTGGAAGACATGATTGGTGTTGCAAAAACAGATGAAGAAGTCGCCTCTTTGAAGAGAAAAATTGACACTTGTTTCAAGCAAAAGCGACCGCAGTACATTCAGGCTATCAATCGTATGGTGGATGCTGCCATATTGAATGGCAGGACTTTGACTGAAGACTCTGTGAAGATTTACAAAGGCAATTAACAATGATGGAAACCAACTCCAAGATTTTTGTGGCTGGTCATCGTGGTTTAGCGGGATCTTCTATTGTTAGATGTTTGGAGAGCAAAGGATTCACGAATTTGATTGTTCGTTCTAGCAAGGAATTGGATCTTCGCAACCAACAGGCTGTCAGAGAGTTTTTTCTTCAGGAAAAACCCGAGTTCGTATTTGATGCTGCGGCAAAGGTCGGTGGTATACTTGCGAACAGCACATATCCCGCTGATTTCATATACGACAACATAATGATACAGAGCAATCTCATTCAGAGTTCCTACGAGACAGGTGTGAAGAAATTCCTGTTCTTGGGATCTGTTTGCATCTATCCAAAAGAATCACAGTTGCCAATCCGTGAAAACCATCTTATGACTGGTCCTTTGGAGACAACCAATGAAGCGTATGCCATAGCAAAAATCTGTGGTATAAAGATGTGTGAGTTCTATCGCAAACAGTACGGCTTCAATGCTGTATCGGTTATGCCGTCCAACCTGTACGGTCCTGGCGACAATTTCCATCCGCATAATAGTCATGTCATATCTGGACTAATACAGAAGTTCTACGCTGCCAAACTTGAAGATAAGCACAAGATTGAGTGTTGGGGTGATGGCAGTCCTGAGCGGGAGTTCTTGTACATTGATGACTTGTCTTCAGCCTGTTTTGATGTGATGCAGAAATACGATCATCACGAGATCATCAATATCAGCAGTGGAGTTGAATACACCATCAAAGAGGTAGCGGAAATGGTGAAAGAAATAGTTGGATTTCAGGGAGAGATCATTTGGGATACAACAAAGCCAAACGGAACCATGAAGCGTCCACTCAATATCAACAAGATAAAGAAGATGGGATGGTTCCCAAAGGTTAATCTTTATGACGGTATAAAGATCACTTTTGATTGGTATGTGAAAAACTATCAAGAATTACAACAAACACAAAGATCCATGAGAAGTGGAGCGTGACTATGAAATTGATTACGGTGTGTTCGGATTCTCACAATGAGTTGCTAGAAAAGCATCTTCTTCCTTCATTGCCATCAACATTAACAGCAACAGTTGTGAAAACGACTCAACGCGGTAATGGAAATCATGGATGGAATTCAGAATTCATTGCAGCAATGAGGGAGAAACTAAGCGTTGTTCTTCATCATACAAAAACAGAAAACGCTCCTTTCATCTACTGCGATGCAGACATTAGATTTAATCCTCAAGTTGATCCAGTTCCGTTTTTACTAACAGTACTAGAGCAAAATAAATTTGACATAGTGTGTCAGCGAGATGGTGGAGACATATGTGCTGGTTTCATGTTGCTTGATCCATCCGAGAAGAACGCGAACTATTTGCAGGCTGTTCTGAACTATATGGATGCCAATCTATCAAAATGTGATCAACTTGCTTTCAAGGAGTTGTATCACTCAAACCTTTATCCCAATGATGCAAAACCTCGCATTGGTCTACTTGACGTAAATGTTGGGTTTGGAAACATGAACCACTTGCAACCAAATGTCTTATGGACTTCGGACAATGACATGATGGAAAGACACAGGGACATCGTTCGAAAGCAGTTCATGTGGCACGCCAATCACACAATTGGAGTGCAAAACAAGATGGAGATGCTTGATAGGTTCAAGATTATTTGTGAAGGTTAAACACAAGGAATATCAGCATGAAAGTGCCTTCTTACAGCATAACCATACAAACATATGTTTACAGATATGAATCCTACTTCAAATCATTGCTTGAAACCATACACAAGCAAAGACCCAATATTGAAAAAGTAGTATTCGTCAACGGACAACACAAAGAACAATTTAGCGAGGACTACAGAAGGAACATCATGCAGTATGCATCGTGTTTCCCTAATACATTCTTGGTTATGTCTCCGTTCATGCGAGGCTGCTCGCATATGTGGAACACCTGCATAAATTACACAAGCAACGAATACATTCTGGTATTGAGTGATGACATCATAATTCTTGATGGATTCTTTGACCACTTTGAGGAGATGCTTGCCCACAACCGCCAACTAGGAGATGAGTCGTTTAGGATTAATTGGCATTGGGGTCACTTCTGCATTTGGAGAAATGATGTTCTAGATCCAAATAGAGTGGGGTATTTTGATGAGCGTTTGATTGCATTTGGTGATGAAGATGGAGATTGGATGTGGCGTTATCAAGACAAGTTCAATCGTCATATGAGAAACTACGGAACAGACAGGCTTCCGTTTAATTCCGACAGTGTTTTGATGCCCGGAAAGAATACCAAAACACACAGCGGAAGCAAATACAGTGCTTTCAACCATGAATTTTGGCTTGAGCAAAAGATGGAACCCGATATTGGGGGAAGCAATGATGCTCATGGGTTGTATAGAAACAACCCACAAAAGGTAAGACCAGGAATGGAAACTCCTAACTTTTATCCTGGTGAGAAGTGGTATAGAGACAACATCCATCTAGTATGATATCTGTCTACGGATCAACTGGGTTCATAGGATCTCGTTTTTGTTCGATGTTTGGAGATACTACGGTATCAATACCAAGAGAACAAGACGATCCTGCTTCAAGTGAAGTGCTGTATTTCATAAGCACTACTCACAACTACAATATATTCACAGAACCACACAAAGACATAGACACGAACATGAGTAAGTTGATATCGGTTCTTGAGGAGTGTAGAAAACTCCACGGGCAGAAAACAGTTTTCAATTTCGTGAGTTCGTGGTTCGTGTACGGCATGAATGCCACTCTCAACACAAAAGAAACGGATCATTGCGACCCGCGAGGGTTTTATTCCATAACTAAAAGAGCGGCAGAGCAGATGCTGATCTGCTACTGCGAAACATTCGGAATGAGTTATCGTATACTTCGGCTTACCAATATTGTGGGAGAAACCGATCCTAAAGTTTCTCATCAGCGAAACGCTGTGCAGCACATGATCGGATTGCTGAAGAAAAACGAACCAGTCAAGTTGTACGACAATGGTTCGAACATACGGGACTTCATGTATGTGGATGATGCTTGCAGGGGTATTGATGTGTGCGTCCGAACTGCCCCGATGAATGAAACCATAAACATCAGCAACACACAGCCAATTGAAATTGGAAGCGTGATTCGTTATGCAAAGGAGAAATTGAATTCTTCCTCTCCTCTTGTTTCCATTGATCCTCCACACTTCCACAAAGTCGTACAGGTGAAAGATGTGTGTCTAAATACAGACAAACTTCGATCCTACGGATATCAACCCACCATAAATACTCTTGAAGCAATCGACAGATTGCTGTGAGTACCGTGAAAGAACATCATGTATACAGAAACAAAAAAGAGAAGTTGGACAAAGACCGTTGTTTGGCGGCTTATAGCCACCGCAAACAGTTTTGCGATACTGGCAGCAGCCATTACAGGCAGTGCTTTATGGAATGCCGTCTGCATGAACATAACGGGACTTTTTGTGTACTATTTCTATGAACGAATATGGAATCGTATTTCTTGGGGAAAAGTTCTAGTGAAGGTTCAAAATAATGGAGGCGAGCATGAATAAAGTCATGGTTGTTGGTGGGGCTGGCTACATCGGAACTTTGATTTCATCTGAACTGCATGATCGGGGATACGATGTTAGCATTGTGGATCTCTTGTGGTTTGGGAACCATCTTCCCGCCGAGTTAAAGAATCGGGTAAGGGTTTGTGATGTATTTGATCTGAAGCAGTCCGATCTTGAGGGCTTTGATGCAGTGGTGTTTGTTGCTGGACTGTCAAACGACCCTATGGCAGACTATTCTCCTGGCAAAAACTTCATCTCCAATTCTGCAAGTCCAGCGTATCTGGCGTATATCGCAAAGAAGGCTGGTGTGAAGCGAATGGTTTACGCCAGTAGTTGCTCCGTGTACGGATACGCGGTGGATGAGTTTTATGATGAAAGCGGTCCCACCACCGCCGTTTATCCGTATGGAATATCCAAACTCCAAGGCGAAAGATCGGTCATGCAGTTGGCATCCGAAGATTTTTCGGTGATTGCGTTCCGTAAAGGAACCGTTTCGGGGGTCAGTCCTCGTATGAGATTTGATCTAGTCGTGAATGCGATGTTCAAGACAGCGGTTTCCTCCAACACAATAACCATGAGCAATCCGTCCATATGGCGACCCGTGTTGTCAATAAAGGATTGTGTGTCTGCATATGTTCGCGCAATAGAAGCAGACAGTCACATATCTGGTGTGTTCAATGTTGCTTCCGAGAATTGTACCGTGGGAGCGATTGCCGATGTGGTTCGAACAACCGTTCAAGAAAAACTGTCCATCAAACCCATCATAATCAACAACAACATTCAAGATGTTCGAAACTACAAGGTTGACTGCACCAAGGCTACCACGGTTTTGGGATTCGTTCCCCACAACAATGTGAGGAGTATTGTGGAAGATTTGATTGCAAACAGGGATAGTTTCGGTAACATGGAAGATCCTAGGTACTACAACATCAAGACTTTTGTGGACATGGAGAAAACCAAGTGACTGAATTGACCATATCAAAAATCACGGAAACGCTTCACGAAGCGATTAGAAATCGCCTTGCAGAAAACAAGAAGCAGTGGATCGCTGGACAGAGTTGGGTACAGTATGCAGGAAACTATTTTACGGACGAAGAATACATCGCCGCAATAGATTGCTTGCTGAATGGCTGGCTTGCACTGGGAGAAAACGGAATTCGTTTTGAAAACAAGTTTTGCTCTCGTCTTGGAAAGGATCACGGCTGTCTTTCGAACAGCGGATCTAGCGCAAACCTGTTGATGGTGACGGCATTGAGTTCCAAGAAACTGTGGAATATGCCGAAGGGAACCAAGATCATCACCCCCGTTGCGGGCTTCCCGACAACTATCAATCCAATAGTCCAAAACGGGTACGAGCCAGTGTTCATCGACATTGAGTTGGACACGCTCAACCTGAATATTGAACAGTTGGAGTCTGCTGCAAAGGCTGGTGCAAGTGCATTGGTGTTTGCTCATGTTCTCGGAAATCCGCCAAACATGGATGCCGTGATGGATATTGTCAAGCGGTACAACTTGGTTCTTCTTGAGGACTGCTGCGATGCTCTTGGAAGCACATATAAAGGTCAGCCGCTTGGATCTTTTGGAGAACTTGCAACCTGTTCTTTCTATCCTGCCCACCACATAAGCATGGGAGAAGGAGGATTTGTTGCCACAAGAACAAAAGAACAGGAAATGGTTGTCAAGAGTCTCCGAGAATGGGGCAGAGGTTGTTACTGTTCTGGTAAAGCGGCTTCATGCCTCAAGAACGGGATGTGCAAGAAGCGATTCAGCAACTGGTTGCCCTCTCTGCCAGATGAGATTTTCGACCATAAGTTCGTGTACGAAGAGATAGGATACAATCTGAAGCCACTTGATCTACAGGCTGCTATGGGAATAGTTCAGTTGGACAAACTTCAGTGGATCATTGACCGAAGAAAGCACAACTATCAGAGACTAATGAGCATCTTTTCGAAATACGAAGACAGGTTCATTTTGCCGAAGGCTACCGATGGATCTGATCCAGCGTGGTTTGCCTTCCCGATGACGGTCAGAGAAAATTCTGGTTTCAAGAGGAGCGATATCACTGGCTACTTTGAAGACAACAAGATACAGACCCGCAACTACTTTGCTGGAAACATTCTGTTGCAGCCTGCGTACAGCGGATTCGTGAACTTTGACCCAGTGAAAGCATTTCCTATGGCTACCACAGCAACAACGAACACATTCTTTCTTGGAACAAGCCCCGTTATTACTGATGAACATATTGACTATATTGAACAAACCTTGAATGCATTTTTTGAAAGCAAAATCAAATGAAAGCATTAGTAACTGGTGGAGCAGGTTTCATTGGATCTACTCTGGTAGATCGTCTGATTGCAGACGGACATGATGTCACGGTGATCGACAACGAATCATCGGATGCACACGATCAGTTCTATTGGAATCCTGCTGCTAAAAACTACAAGTACGATATCAATGATTGTGTCATGGTTCGTAGATTGTATGAAGGTGTGGATACTGTTTTCCATTTTTCAGCAGAAGCACGAATTCAGCCGTGCATGGAAGATCCGCTGAAGGCGGTGGAAGCAAATATGCTTGGCACAGCAAGCGTATTGCAGTGCGCCCGTGTGTGTGGTGTAAAGCGGGTAGTGTATTCTTCAACATCTGCTGCCTATGGATTGAACAATACTCCTCCACTGATAGAAACCATGCCCAATGATTGTCTCAATCCATATTCGTTAACTAAGGTTGGTGGAGAAGAATTGTGCAAGATGTATTCCAAACTATACGGATTGGAAACCATCATCTTCCGTTATTTCAATGTCTACGGAGAGAGACAGCCTTTGCGTGGACAATATGCTCCTGTGATCGGGATCTTTCTGCGTCAACGAGCAGCAGGGGAGTCCATGACCGTTGTTGGCGATGGAGAGCAGCGGAGAGATTTCATTCATGTGGGAGATGTAGTCGAAGCCAACATCAAGGCATCAGAATTTGTTGCTCCACACAATCACTGGGAATGGGGTCAGGTCTACAATATTGGAACTGGCAAAAATCATTCCATTAATCAGATTGCTGCTCTTGTAGGTGGAGATAAGATACATATTAGTCCTCGTCAGGGTGAGTCTCGAATTACTCTAGCAAACACAACCAAAGCAAAAGAACACCTTGGATGGACACCGAAAGTTCGTCTTGAAGACTGGATTGCCGAGCATAAATAACCGTAACAGGAGATCGTGAACAATGTCTACAGTATGCCTCTCTATGATCGTCAAGAACGAAACCAAGATTCTGCATGAGTGCTTGGACTCCATTCATCCCCATATTGACTACTGGGTGATCGTGGACACAGGCTCCACGGACGGAACTCAGGAATACATCAAGAAGTACTTTGCCGAGAAGGGAATTCCTGGTGAACTGATTGAGAAGCCGTGGATCAACTTTGGACACAACCGCAGCGAAGCACTTGATCTGTGTGCAGGCAAGGCTGACTACGCGTGGATGATTGATGCAGACGACCGCGTGGTTGGAAGATTCAAGTATCCCCACGGCAAGAACCTCACCGCTGACGCTTACGCCATCAAGTGCGGACGCGATCAGTGCGTGTGGTGGCGCAACCAAATCTTCAAGACAGGGATTGGCTGGAAGTATGTGGGCATTCTGCACGAATACGCCCACTGCGACAAGCAGCCGCTCCACCAAGAGAAGATTGAGGGCGACTACTACCTTGAGGCGCGTACACTCGGTCAGGAGCGCAACGGCAATGTGACACCCGTGGAGAAGTACTCCAAGGATGCCGAACTGCTCGTAGAGGCTCTGAAGACGGAGCCGAACAACTCTCGCTACCAGTTCTATCTTGGGCAGTCTTACTTTGACTCGCAGCAGTGGGACAAGGCGATTGAAGCGTACTACAAGCGGGTGGAGATGGGTGGATGGGAAGAGGAGTGCTACTACTCCCTGTTCCGCATCGCGCTCTGCGAAATCTCCAAGGAGTCTGCCTGGCCAGTGGTTCAGCAGAAGTTCCTTGATGCCTACGACTACCGCCCGTGCCGCGCCGAACCACTCCACGCCATAGCGCGGTTCCTGCGGATGAACGGTCGCCCACGCGCTGCCTACCTGTTTGCCAAGGAAGCCGCTCAGATCCCGTATCCGCAGCAGGACATTCTGTTCATTGACACCAATGTGTACAAGTGGATGGCACTGGACGAACTGGCGGCTACAGCGTTCTATGTGCATGACTACAAGAGCGGTTTTGCTGCCTGTGAAGCCCTTCTGAAGCAGAACAGACTGCCAGAGAGCGAGATTGAGCGTAATCAGAAGAATCACGCCGCATATCTGGAAAAAATGCAGCAGATTGGGCGTATGCAGCCACAGCAGGCTCCCGTGCCGCAGACTGTTCCCGCCATAAATAAGACAAGAACCTTCAAGCGGAGAAAGTAACAATGGCAAAGAACTCACGGAGCGGAAAAGGCACGGGCGGATTCGCAAGCGCAAAGACCCGCCGCGCACGAAAGTACGCGGTACTCGTCAAGGCTAACAATCGCGCTCGTAACGCCGCAGCAAAGGCACGGTAATGGCATCAGCGTACTACGACATTAACGCACAGCAGCATTCCACTCTGAACTTTCATGCAGAGTACTACGACGAGAACGGCAATGCCGTTGATCTGACGGGATACACTGCGCGACTCCATGTTCGTCCAAACAATGACTCCTCCAAACTGTATCTCATGGTCACCACATCGGGGGTGACGAGCGGAGGTTCCACAGGTGAGTTTGGCTCAACCGCTGGCATCAGCGGCAGCGGCGGCATATTCCTGAACAAGGGCGAGACGGGCGGGGTTTTCACTGGCGGCATCCTTATCACCGCCGATGCCACCACGATGGGATATGTCCGTGTGGGATCGTGGAAGTATTCGCTTGACATCACGAAGGGTGTCACCACGGACGAACTCATGCAGGGTCAGTTCGTGGTGGCTCCGAAGAACACCCGATGAAACTGAAGGTCAAGGAAACTTCGTATTCCGTGAAGCCAAAGCAGGACGAGGGAAAACTCGTTGTGCGCTACGACTCATTCACGGTAAAGCCCAAGCCACGCGGAGTGAAGATTTACGAAAGCAAACTCACCTCCGTGCTGAAGCACGACCGCCGCAGCGGTGTGCGTATTCAAAAAGTGCAGAACAACAAGATTCTGAAGCAGTGGGATTGACTCCTCTGCGACTTGTGATACAATCCCATCAAAGGAGACTTCATCATGGACAAGCCTACACTTGGTTTCTATATCATTCCAGACACAGGCGCAACTGTTCCCACATTTGCAACAGACGGCTCCGCGTGTTTTGACATCTGTGCGCGTTTCCACCACGATCCCGAAAACTCCGACACCGATTGGGAAGCCCACAAGCCCGTGGTTGCCTACGGTCCACAGAATGTAAAGATGGAAATGCATCCCACGCAGGGAGTGCTTGATGTTCCTGCGGGATGGCGGTTCCTTGTTCCCACGGGACTCATCCTAGACATTCCCGAAGGCTACTCTGTGCGCCTTCATGCCCGTAGCGGACTCGCCCTGAAGGAAGGCTTGGTGCTTGCTAACGCAGAGGGCGTGATTGACTCCGACTACACCGATGAACTGAAGGTGATGGTGACCGCCGTGAGCAACTGCTTGGTGAGCATCCCCAACGGATCGCGCATCTGCCAGGCAGAACTGGTGCGGAATCAGCCTGTGGAGTTTGCAAAGATTGATCACCCGCCCCTGAAGAAGACGCAGCGTGAAGGCGGATTCGGCAGCACGGGACAGTTTTCATGGGACGCTAACAAGGGAGCCTAATATGACACGCGATGAACTACTGGCATTTCATGCCGAACTGTGCGGCGCAGCCCGCGATCTGATGAGCAAGAAGAACCGCGACTACGCTGGCAAGGAAGGCACGGAGCCGTTTGCGAACTTTACCCGCGTGGAGTCTATGGGCATCTGCAAGACCGAGCAGGGCTTCATGGTGCGCCTCACGGACAAGATGAGCCGCCTGTCCTCCTTCATCCATGCTGGCAAGATGAATGTTCAGGACGAGTCCTTCATGGACACCTGTGTGGATGTGATTAATTACATGGTGCTGCTTGCTGCATATTTGAAAGAAAAGGAGTCTTCAAATATGCAGAAGGGTATTGATTCAAATAATAGAGGCGGTAAGATTGGGGCATGATTCGTCACCTTGGCTACGCCTGTCAGAACCTGTCGCTTGCCGAAGGGCGGCGACCAAAGGATAGGTTCTTTACCGACCGTACCCTGCGGATGGACGGCTTTTCGTTGGAGCGTGTGGGAGAACTCGGTGCGCGGAACGCCGCCGATCTGCTCCCCATCCTCCAGTGGAATGTGGCGAACGGCATCCGCTTTTTCCGTATCGGCAGCGGGATGTTTCCGTTCATGGATCACCCCACGCTTGGCTACGGGATTGGGCAGTTGCTCCCGCAGCACGAAACCGCCATCCGCGAATCGCTCAAGAGCGCGGGGGAATACGCAAAGGAAAACGGAATGCGCCTGTCGTGCCATCCTGGTCCGTACACTTGCATTGCGTCCCCTGATCCCGACACCGTGGGGAAAAGCGTACAGTGCCTAGCCATGCACTCACTCATTGCCGACCTGTTGGGTTACGGTGACGAGTTTGCCATTAACATCCACATGGGCGGCGTGTACGGCGACAAGCACAAGACGGCTGATCGCTTCCTGCGGGAGTTTTCCCGACTGCCCGACAGCATCAAGCGGCGGCTCACCCTTGAGAACGATGACAAGCCCACGATGTGGAGCATGACTGAACTGTACACCCAAGTGGCAAAGCACTGCCCCGTAAAGTTGGTGTTGGATGTTCACCACCACCGCTTCTGCCATCGGGAGTCGCTGCGCGAAGCCGCTGACATGGCGTTCCGCACATGGCAGGGGTTCTGTGAAGTTCCGAAGGTTCACTACTCGGAGTCCAAGGCGGGGGCGCGACCACAAGCCCACTCGGACTACATTCGTGAAGAGATTCCTCTGCTGTCGGATACAGTAGAGTACGATGTGATGATTGAAGCCAAGGCAAAGGACTTGGCACTGCTTGAATACAGAAAGGTTCACGCACCGTGTTTGGTTTGATTCTCGCTACCGTGCTTTTTGCTGCTCCCGTTGACGGCAAGGCTGCTCCTGCTCCTCGCGTTCCCCTTCCTGTGGAGTGCTACACTGTTGACAATCTCTTGGATGCCATGTACACGGTGGAGTCCAATCGGGGCAAGAATCTTGTTGGTGACGGCGGGAAGGCGATTGGTCCGTATCAGATTTGGCGTGAGTACTGGCAGGACGCTGTGGAACACGACAAGTCTATTGGTGGCAAGTACGAAGACTGCATGGACAAGGCGTATGCCGAAAAGATCATTCGTGCGTACTGGAAGCGTTACGCTCCGAAGGGCGCGACCCTTGAGCAGTTGGCACGGATTCACAACGGAGGACCACGGGGTCATAAGCGCAGCGCGACCGTGAAGTATTGGCAGAAGATCGTGAAGGCGATGCGGGGGTGAGGTGTGCCGTACAAAGACCCAAAAAATGCCAAGCGTGATGCCTATTTTAGAGAGTACCGCAGGACTCATAAGAAAGAGATTGCGGAAAAGAATAAGAAGCGGTATCTGAAAAATCGTGAAGCCTTCTGCGAAAAACAAAAACCTGCTCTATCTGAATACAGAAGAATCATCAGAGCAAAAGACAGAGGGTGTTATGTTCCGTTGACGGAAGATGAGAAACAGTCTTTGCTGCTGATTGAAAAAACTCGCAGGACTTTGGTTAAAGAAACGGGAAAGGCGTATGAGATAGATCATATCATTCCGATTTCTTATGGTGGACTTCATCATCCGATCAATGTGCGAATAGTTGAAGCCGAACACAACAAATCAAAAAGCAATGATGTGACACCCGAGGCTGTTTCTCTTGCATACCAACACTATAGACTGTACTATGATCGTGTTGGTTCCGAAAGAGCGATAGAGTTTGTAAAACAGTTGTCTGCGGGACTTGGTATTGAAGATTTACAGTTTAATGAAACAACCACACCGATCATCATAACAAAGCCAACACTAGAGGATTTTTTCACATGAGCAACCCATTCGGATATTCGTATTACCTTGATATGTACCGTTGCCGCGCAGGAGCAGCGGATGACTTGGAGTTGCACTACCGCTTTCTTGAGCGCGTGGTGGACAAGATCGGCATGACCCGCATGAGTCAGCCCATCGTAATTCACGGTCCAACTGCTTTTGGTGTGGAACTCTATCCCAACAAGACAGGGGTGAGCGGTTGGGTTCCGCTTATTGAGAGCGGCATTCAGATTCACTCCATTGAACCCACCCACTTCATCACGCTTGATGTGTACTCATGCAACAAGTTTGACAAGCAGATCATTCTTGACTACGCACGGGAGTGCTTTGGATTTGTGGGGCACGAAGAGCGGTACTTTGAGCGTGGCAGGTTATACGGCGACATTGCCTGATGCGGGGGTAAGGTATGCCGTACAAAGACCCCGAAAAACAGAAGGCAGCAGACAAGGCTTGGCGTGAACGCTATCGTGAACGGAAAGCGGCGACAGACAAGGCTTGGCGTGAACGCAATCGTGAACGCTATCGTGAACGGAAAGCGGCGACAAACAAGGCTTGGTATGAACGCAATCCCGAACGGAAAGCGGCGACAAACAAGGCTTGGCGTGAACGCAATCGTGAACGGAAAGCGGCAGTACGCAAGGCTTGGCATGAACGCAATCGTGAACGAGCAGCGGCGACAAACAAGGCTTGGCGTGAACGCAATCCCGAACGAGTAGCGGAAAAACGTAGAAGACGAAGATGCAGAAAGAGAAATGCTTCAATTCACTTGACCGCAAATGAAACCCAACAACTTCTCATTTTAGAACGCACTCGCCAAGAACTCCAAAGGGAGACAGGACGAGAGTATCACATTGACCATGTTCTTCCTATTGTTCACGGTGGCATCCATCACCCTGTCAACTTGAGAATACTTGAAGGTGAAGAAAACCTTTCAAAAAATGCAAAACTCCTTCCCGAAGCGATTGCTCTTGCCCCCGAACACTTCCGCCTGTATAGTGAGAGGATCAGCACTGAACGCGCATGGGAGTTTGTGCGCCAACTTGCGGAAAGATTGGGATTGGATGAAGACGATTTGGACGCATTGGTCACCGGCAAGCCACTAAAGAGCAAGCCCACACTAGAGGATTTCATGGCATGAACACACACCGCATCATTCTTGGCGACTGCATTACGGGCATGAAGACGCTGCCAGACGGCTGCGTTCAGACTTGCATCACATCACCCCCCTACTTCGGGCTTCGTGATTATCAAGGAGGAGAAGCCGAGATTGGTCAGGAGGACACCGTTGACGGCTATGTGCAGAAGATGGTGGAGGTGTTCCGCGAGGTACGCCGCATTCTGCGTGATGACGGCACGGTATGGCTGAATCTTGGCGACTCGTACATGGCTGCAAAGAATGTGGCACCTCCCCCACAGACCATCGGAGGTCAGCGTGGAATGCCATCAGATTTTGTACCAGGTAATCGCAGGGAACAGAAAGGACTAAAGCAAAAGGACTTGATCGGTATTCCTTGGAGAGTCGCACTTGCTCTACAGGCTGACGGGTGGTATCTGCGACAGGACATCATTTGGAGCAAGCCCAATCCCATGCCCGAGAGCGTGGAAGACCGCTGCACGAAGTCGCATGAGTACATCTTCCTGTTGTCCAAGAAGCCCAAGTACTACTACGACCACGAGGCTATCAAGGAACCGCTTGCAGAAGCATCAATCGGACGAGCACAAAGAAAGCAAAAACTGATTGATCGTGAAGGCGTTGGAACTCTTGGAAAGCAGATTCAAAATGGGGTTGATGCCACACACGGTTACGCTGGTCTTGCTATGGGTAGAAACGGAAAAACAGGATATTCAGAAGACGGCAAGCGGAACAAGCGTTCGGTGTGGACGGTGACTACCAAGGCGTACAAGGGTGCACACTTTGCCACTTACCCAAAGGACTTGATCCTGCCGTGTGTGTTGGCAGGATGCCCTGTTGGTGGCACGGTGTTTGATCCGTTCACAGGCAGCGGCACGACTGCCGTGGTAGCACTGAAGAACGGACGAAACTATATCGGAACCGAACTGAATCCCGAGTATGTACAGATCGCGGAAGCGCGAATCAAAGAATCAGTTCCACAAACCCTTGAGGAGATTTTTGAATGAGTAATTTCAAGCCTATTGGAAAATGGATTTGGGTACAGTCGCACCTTGGTGGTCAGAAGGAAACCGAAGCAGGCATCATCTACAATGAAGTAGTCAAAACCCAGTACATTTGGGCTACGGTTACCGCAATCGGTGATAAGATAACGGAAGACATCAAGGTTGGAGACAAGATTCTATGGGATCGCACCAAGAACCAAGGTCAGGGACATGATGGCGGTGACATGGTTCATCAGGACTGGATCGCACTCGTTGAGCGTTAAGGAGCATCGTGGACTTCTACACTTCCGTTGACATTCGTGGCAAGAACATCCTGTATCGGGGATGGAAGAACGGGCAGCGTCAGCACCTCCGTGTGCCGTTCTGCCCTACCCTCTACATCCCGTCCAAGGACGCAGGAGAGTTCACCACCATCAACGGCAAGCCCGTGCAGCCCATTCAGTTTGACGGCATCGGAGAAGCCCGCGAGTTCATTGACCGTTTCAAGGATGTCTCCAACTACGACATCTACGGAAACACCAACTTTGTGTACCAGTACCTTTACAAGGAGTTTCCCAATGAAGTTGATTACGACTTCAGCAGCCTCCGCATAGCCAACTTGGACATTGAGACATCGTGTGACGGCGGTTTTCCCACGCCATCCGCTCCCACCGAGCGGGTCATTGCAATCACGATCTCAATGGGTGACAAGACCTATGTGCTAGGCTTGGGAGACTTTCATATTGACGGCGAGGGAGTTTCCTGCATTCCTTATGATGACGAGCAAGAACTGCTTGCAGGGTTCATTGAACTGTGGCGGTTCCTTGATCCCGACATCGTGACAGGGTGGAACATCCGCTTCTTTGATATTCCGTACCTTGTGGCGCGGATGAACTACCTTGAAGAAGGATGGGGAAACTCCCTCTCGCCGTGGGGCAAACTCCGCGAGACTGTGGTGAATCGCATGGGACGCGACCAGACCGCGTATGTGATCAGCGGCGTGGCTACCCTTGACTACTTTGAACTGTATCAGACTTTCACCTATGTGAAGCAGGAGTCATACTCCCTCAATCACATTTCCAAGGTGGAGTTGGGCGAAGAGAAACTGTCGTATGCGGAATACGAAACCATTCAGGAGTTCTACACACAGAACTTTCAGCGGTTCATGGAGTATAACTTCCAAGATGTGCGGCTCGTTGATCGCCTTGAATCCAAACTGAAACTGCTGGAACTGGCGGTGGCGTTGGCGTATTCGGCGCGGGTGAACTTTGAGGATGTGTTCTCTCAAGTCCGCACATGGGATGCCATCATCCACCACCACCTGATGAGCAAGGGCATGGTGATTCCGCAGAAGACCGATCAGAAGAAGGATGATCAGTACGCGGGTGCGTATGTGATGAATCCCATCGTGGGCAAGCACGATTGGGTGGTGAGTTTCGACTTGAATTCTCTCTACCCACATTTGATAATGCAGTATGGAATCAGTCCTGAATGTGTTGTGAAGCAGCGAGATTTAGAAAATCGTATTGACGAAATTAGAAGGGAATTAGAGGGTCGGGGTGTGCATTAGCGAATGGGGATATACATACAAGTGAGGAGATTACTGTATGCCCATCAAAACTTTCAACATTACACACAACGAACTTCGCAAACTTTTTATAGAGCAGAATCTTTCACGGAAACAAGTAGCCAAGTATTACGGATGCTCGGAAGTGCTTGTAAAAAAGAAGTGTCAGCAATACGGTATAAAGAAACCGAAGCACCTTGAGAGTGCAAACAAAGAAAGAAAGGCAATCTGTAGGTGCTTATGGTGTGATAGAGAGTTCATAGTTCCTAGATTCAGAGTGAAAAATAAAAAGTGGCTTTCGAAATACTGCTCACTCAAATGCTCTTCTGATATTAGATATTTGGGAGAAGAACATAAACGGGCTATGTTGAACTCTGTATCTGCAACACGAAGATCAAATGTCAAGAATGCTTTTGACCAAACAGCAGACATCGACAAGATAAATCAGTTCTATATTAAGGCAAAACTTCTATCGAAGCAAACAGGAATACAGCACGAGGTTGATCACATAGTACCCATCTCTAAAGGTGGTAAGCACAATGAGAACAATCTTCAGATACTGACAATGTCGGAAAACAGAAGAAAAGGATCAAAGTATGTTT